GCGAAAACGAAGGCATATCCTTTAGAAAAAACTCGGGCTCAAACGAAGGATGGTCCATTTTGAATTCGTTCCTTTGTGTACTCCAATTACTACGTTTACGAATACAATCAGGGTCGAATTTTATTATGGGTTTCTCATTATAAATATCTAAATCTTCGATTCCTTCATTTGACTTTTCTGATAATTTTGAAGGACTTCTACTTGATTCGCTATCGGATTTTGTACTTTCCGATTTTGATGAAACAGATGACATATAAAATAACCACAGATTTTTTTATAAAATAGTATATATATAATGACATCAAATCCTACTTTTCTAAAAGCACCATTCTTAGGAGGAATGAACTTGGGAGGAGGTATCCAAGGTATTTCTCCTAAGCAGACTATCACAAACTATAAAGGTTCCGACCAGGTTATGTCTAGAAAAACCGTTGTAAAATCCTGGAATACGGCTTATGCTACTGGAACTGTCAACAATAAAAACCGTATTACAACGCCTTTTCGTGCCGTAGAGAACTCAGGCGATTTTTTAGGACGCATTACATACAGCTCTGGTGGACCTAACCCAACCCGTGCTAGTCGCCCTGGATACAAATCCATAATTGGTAGTGTATTGAATAATGCCGATAATACAGGCATTCCGGCTTCGTCTACTAACACCCGATTTGTTGCTGATTCTTCGGATTACGTGAAATTCAAAAAAAATAGGGCTATCAACCAATTGTTTAATGACAAAACATTTGGCGGAGACCAAAGCCACGCTACATATGTCCCTAGAATGGCCGTTCATAGATATTAATCCAGTTTTTGTTCTCGTTTATATTTGATTTATAAAGGAACTTATCTTATAAGAACCATCCACGAACTCTTCAGCAGACCAATTTGTCGGTGATTTATCGTATGGAAACGCACAGGCCTCTATTTCCGTCGAGGTTTTCATGCGGGCCGCTTCTTGTTCGCGTTTAATTTTAGTCATAAAGAGAAATACAAGGACCATGAAAGCAAATGTGTATAGCATGATAATAAGAAGATGGCGGATGAATATGCTCTTCATGACAAACTAGAAAAGTCGTTCAATTTTTTTCCAATATAAATATATATGTATAAGTATTTAGCAGAGTTTCTTGGAACTTTATTCTTAGTTTATGTCATTATCGCTACAGCAAATCCTTTAGCCGCTGGTGCTGCGTTGGCTTTAGCTATATTGATGACGGCTAACATCTCTGGAGGTCATATTAATCCTGCTGTATCGATTGCTATGGCGGCTGCTGGTAAATTAGAGGTAAATGAGATTATCCCTTATGTTCTCGCTCAAGTGTTTGGCGCTTTAGTTGCCATCCAGATATTTATTAGATATAAGATATAAATAATATAAAATAAATTCGATATTTTATATTATATGATTTCTGTTATGAATAAAGCCGCGGGATTTTTCTCCCAATTTTTTTTCATTATTAATCAGTATATTTATTGTAAAAAAAGAGAATTGAATTTTACATTAGACACAAGCGAATGGACATTTTCATATAAAAATGGTTGGACGGATTATTTCAAATCATTTGATTTGGTTTTTGAAAATGGAGATAGAGAACATTCCCGATATGGACATGGAAATGTTTTAGAAGAAATCCCATATTATGCTTATGGTGAGGTTTTACGAGAAGTCTATCAATATAACGATTTTATTAAATCAAAAATAAACGAAAAAATGGCCGAATTAGAATTGATTCCTGGAACATATGATTCCGTTTTTATTCGTCGCGGAGATAAACTTTTATGTGAGTTTCAATTTATTGAAACTGAACCTTATATAAAAACACTTATAGAACAGAACCCTAATTGTAAGACTATTTTCTTACAGACAGATGATTATAATTGTTTTTTGGACATTCAAAAGTATATTCAAGAAAATTCATTGGATATTCGGCTAATTACTTTATGTAAAGAGAACCTATTTGGATTTACAATGAGTGGTATTGAATTCCATAATAATCCTTCAGACTTTAATGAGAACCAGCCTTATATTAATAAAATCCATGATATGAATGTTCAAAATAAAATCATTTTTGATTTGAATAAAGAAGAAATGTTGGACCATATGGTTACTTTTTTGGTAGGACTCGATATTGTTTTACAGTCTAATATTTGCGTAACTGACTGGAGTTCAAATGTAGCACGTTTTATTAAACTATGGAAGGGCGATACAGTTATTAATTCTATCGGAAAACCACTCGATTTGAATATGATGAGATGTCCTTCGTATTGATTTTCTTTATATTATCGTTTATTAAGAATTTTATACAAGATATAAAGTCCAACAACAGTAATAGACCCAATATAAAATGTTTTAATGTGGTCTTTTCCAAGAGAAAAAGGGTCCGGAGTAGGCGGGGATTGCGATTGGGCGGGTCTCTGTTCTAAAGTCGGGTTCGAATATATCCGGTGGTCATTATATAACTGTTTAAAAGGCGGTTCATTTTCATCATCCGAATCAGAATCCGAATGGATAACCTCTTCCGACTCTATAACAGCAATATAATTTACGTGTGAATTAGTAGTAGGTTTATTCGGTTGAAAAACAACATCTTGTTTTGGCACTAAAGAAGGTTGAAATTTACTAGGAACAGGGGTTCGATTAACATCATTGGTTGAGAACATAGTATATACATATAAACCGACTAAAAATCAGCGGAAAAATCGAATACATCCCCCTCAATTGTTTTATTTGCTAGAGCATATTCAGAATTTGTTCTCTCGAAAAAATTCACCTTAGAATCCATGCTAATGAGTTCCATAAAATCAAATGGATTCACTGAGTTATAGATTTTATCATATCCCAATTGTAGGCATAATCTGTCGGCCACGAACTCGATGTACTGTATCATCAAATCGCTATTCATTCCTATAAGACGGCACGGGATAGCTTCCGTAATAAATTCCTTTTCTATTTCGACGGCCTCCTGAATGATTTCATACACACGCTTCTTCTGGAGTTTCTTCTGGAGTTTCTTGTATAAGAGAACCGCGAATTCACAATGCATGGCCTCATCTCTAGAAATGAGTTCATTCGAGAAAGTGAGTCCTGGTAAGAATCCTCGCTTCTTTAACCAATAGATAGAAGCGAAAGACGCTGAAAAGAAGATGCCCTCGACGACCGCAAATGCAATCAATCTGGCTGCAAACGAGCTGCGGTTATCATTAATCCACTTACGGGCCCATGTGGCTTTTTTCTGGATACATGGAAAATTGTCGATAGCATTGAATAATTTTTGCTGTTGTTCTTGGTCTTTTATGTATGTATCTATCATCACGCTATAGGTTTCCGAGTGGATATTTTCGATTGCAATCTGGAACCCGTAAAATGCCCTGGCTTCGGCCAACTGGACATCCCCCATAAAACGCAACGCCAAATTTTCAGTAACAATACCATCAGACGCCGCAAAAAATGCTAACACCATACTAATAAAATAACGTTCGTCGTTATTTAATTTTTCATTCCAATCCACCAAGTCTTTTGAGAAGTCAATTTCTTCCGTTCTCCAAAAACAATCGACTTGTTTTTTATACATTTTCCAGATTTCAGAATCCTGAATAGGAAACATAACATATCGTGACGAGTTTGGTGTCAAAAGTGGGTCGGAAGGGGCAACATTTAGAACTTGAGGTTGGTCAGACATAGTGCTAAATAATATATAGGGCCTATTTTTATTTGGTTTTTTTATATACATTTTCAGAGGGCTATTGTGGTTTCCCAACTGATACTCATTGACAAAGCACCACTCGTAGGGAACGCTCATATGACCCACACACTAGGAACCGCCATATTTATTTTTTAGGGATGAATATATATATGTCCTCATTATGCCAATATAAAAATCTCTTCGGAGAACCGCGAGAAGGCCTTCGTAAATACCGAATTTTTGATATAGCCATTTATGACACCGCCGTTGTGATTCTTATAGGATGGTTCTTATCCTGGGTCACAAAGATACATATTGGTATCGTTTTATTGGTCCTCTTTGTTTTAGGCATTATAGCCCACCGACTGTTTTGTGTCCGTACGGGTATAGACAAACTATTGTTTTCTGATAAATAACTCTGTTTGACCCTATTCAAAATAAACCGCCATTTGTATATCGTTTTTAACTAACCCACATAAATTGTAAAATTTTTCCAAGTTCTCTTTACAATAAAGTGTAACTTTATAACAACCATTTTGTTTTGAATAGGCTATTAAATATTTTACTAACAAAAATCCATAGCCTTTTCCTCTGAACTCGGAATCAATACATATATCTTCAATATGTGCTATTTTTGAAATATTATGTATGAATTTGTGTTCAAATAATATAGTTCCTGTTCCAATCAGTCTACCATTAACTTCTACTACAATAACCACACTATTATTTTTCATTATTTTTAGCATTTCTATAAACCTTTCTTCAGTAAAAAGAGTTGGTCTAAAAATATTAATCAATCTTAGATATTCTGTATAATCGGTTTCTTGTAATTCTCTTATAATCATTGTATTATATATTGTTATCCGTTTAAGTCAATCCAAAGAAAATTGAAGATAAATAATCTTTTTCACCCAACAGCATACCTCATGCGAAAACAATGAACAAACTCGATTTCATAGTCCTATTTGAATTTATCCAGAAACAAATCGATAAATATGGTATCGATGAAAGCCATGGAATGAAACATGCGAAGGGAACATTTGTTCGGGCCCATCGGTTAATAAAAACCTTTCCGGATATAAGTCAAGAAGAAAAATATATGGCACTTTATTGTGCTGCGCTTCATGATATGTGTGACAGTAAATATACGGATGTAGAAATCGCCGCCGAAGAAATCCGCGTGTTCTTAGTTAGAGAAGGGATACTGGAAGAATTTGCTGAGGCTGTCATACAGATTATTACTACGATGAGTTATTCCAAATTAAATTCGCGCAAGAAATTGGAACCTACTGCTATGCTGTATCCAGACCATGGAAAATGGCAGCGAGCCTACCATATAGCAAGGCATGCGGATTTACTAGAAGGATATATAGTAGCTAGATGTGTTTTATATTCAAAACATATCTGTCCTGAGAAAACTACGCATGACCATTGGGCAATGGCTGAAGATTTATTTAAAAAACGGATTTATCTTTATGTTTCAGATGGTTGGATAACTATTCCTGCTGCTATTGATGCAGCCGCGGAATTAGAAAAAGAAGCCCGCCGTCATCTTCAAGAAAAAATGATGGATTGGCCGGATTTAATGGCATAATTATAAATATCTACTCATATATAGTGTATAATTTATTTTTTTGACCGGCTGAATCGACGAATTAGAATAATGTCGGCCAGTATTATAATGAAATCTTTAGACGAAGTTGTTGAGCTCGGGGAACCCAAAAGACGTGGGAGGAAACCAAAAAAGGCACCGAAACAATGTCAAAAAGAATTATTGAATATGTATTTCGAAGAAACTGGAACCGAATATGTTTCCGAACCCATTGTCCGAAAGCCCGTTGCTGAACAATTCGGAAATTTGTCGCCTGGAGAAAAAAAGAAATTCGAAGAAAAATTCACTCGTCCGAAAAACGCACATCAAGAGCATTATGCTAGGATTTTGAAACAACCCGCCAAAAAAATAGTTGTTGTGAGTGGTCCAGCTGGAACGGGTAAAACATTATTCGCAACCGAGTTTGGGATTCGTGGGTATCTGTTGGGCGATTATGAAAAACTCATTTTTACAAGACCATCAGTAACCGTCGACGAAGATTTGGGATATTTACCAGGAACATTAGAAGAAAAAATGGCACCTTGGATAAGACCTATATATGATGTTCTCTATCAATTTATTACACCGAGGGAAGTCCAACAACATATTGAAAACAAACAGATTGAGATTGCTCCTTTGGGATATATGCGTGGAAGGACTTTCAAAAATGCTTGGATAGTTGCCGATGAGATGCAGAACTCTACAGTGTCACAAATGAAAATGCTTCTTACCCGTTTAGGAGAAAACAGTCGGCTCATAATAACAGGCGATTTAGACCAACATGACCGACCAAATGAATTGAATGGTCTAGAAGATTTCCTTCGAAAATTCAAGGGAAAACGTTCTCCTAGTATTACAGATTTCGAATTCGAACGTGCGGATATCCAACGTGAGGATGTCGTTCGGGAGGTTCTCGATATTTATTCGGGAGAACATTATGTTCCGTCGGATACAACTATATCGGATTTGGATACAAAATAATATTCTTATACAGTATATAAATTATAATGCTTTTACATAATCGATATTTTTTATATTTTATCTTTTTATTGGCCCTTCTTGATTTCTTATATTTGGGATATATTGAAGATATTGAATCGGTTTCAGTTTTCATTTTGATAGGCATTTTAACGGCTTTTTTCAATAAAAATATGATAGTTGTTCTCTCATCCGCTTTGATAGTTACCAATGTTCTCAAATATACGGGTATTGAAAAGGCTTTAACAGAGGGGCTTGAAAACCCTGATGAAGAAGGCGAAGGCGAAGATGAAGACGAAGTAAAAGGAGGACAAGGAGACGAAGGAAAAGGCGAACCAAAAAACAAAAAGAAAGCGTCTATAAAAGAAGAATTCGGGCAAGATGAAAAAGTCATATACACTGAAACGGAAGAAGTGCATGGCGAAGAAAAAATGGTATTGGCACACGAGAAACTCCTAGAGAAGATGAATAAATATAAACCTCTTTTAGACACATTAAGTGGTCTCACGAAGAATATAGCGACAATGAAACAAATCGGCCATGATGTTAAATCGATGTCAGATGATAATACGAAGGAATATGAAAAAGAAACGGCTGATTTAAAAGAACCTATTTCGAAAAAGAAAAAGATTGTGAAAGAAGAAACTGAATAAAAATGTGTATAGTATATAGTAATGTCGGCCGATATTTTAGCTCCTGCTATATTGGCAAACACAATAAAAGAAGAAATAACCGGAGTAATGAGTTTTGTAAATCAAATAGTTACAAAAATAATGCAAGTTGCATATTTTGCCGAGATAATAGGAATGATTGTTATTATAGGTAAATGTTTTTTTGCAGCAATAAAATTTGTAGTTGATTTTTTCAAATGGATATTCTATTTTCTGAAATGGCTTATATTGCCTTGGCCGAAGAATTTTTTAACGCCACATAGAGATGATGTAAATAAACAGGCCGGATTTTTCTGTTGGCTTGTCCGATATATTATTGTGATTGCTTATAAAGTGACGAGTCTTCCAAAATGTTTTTTGTGGTATTTTTTGGATACTGCTGGATGGGTCTTGTACTTGCCATTTAAATTCGTATTTTGGTTATTAGACGTAATATTCGGCGGGAATACATTTGAATCGGGAGAGAAAAATGTATGGTATTTCTTGGATGAAATCGATTATTTCCTTCATGGCAAACCGAAAGATAACTATTTTATGTATGAATATGACCCGAGGGAGGCCCCACCTGTTTTAGATGCTTCTGGAAATGATGTAGATTCTATGAATTTAGGATTTCACATTATTCATTTTCCCGATTCTGTCATGTTCCAATGTTATTCAATAAACCCTTTTGCGCTTGCTCATTTATCCCCTTTTCCAATATCTAGTTTCGAGGCATTTATAAAATGCGCCATGAATCCTTTTTGATGCCTTTTGATTATATATTGCGTATATGTATATGGCCCCCAGAAAGTGCGACCCCGGAACAATTTGTATAGAAAATTGGACGCTCGGTTTATTCCTTGTTCTTTTCATATTATTAGCCTATTTATATTATATCTTCTTGACAAAACCGATGGGTTCTTCATACTCGTTTAATCATCCTATACCTATAGGATATCCTATTCAATCGATTGCTCCTATGGGACCTATGGGTTCCAATGTAACGCCCAATATTATGATGGACCCATATGCTCCTCCTTTGAGAACCGATGGGATGTATTTTCCTACAAGACCCCAAGGAATCCCTGTAAATATTGAAACTCGTGGTCTCCAAACCGAATATACACAAATGGGCATTATTACATGTGACCATAAAGAAAATATGATATTACCGCTTATGGGGCGTAGATTGATGACTGGATTAGATAAATGGCAGTATTATACTATTTCTAACACCGGTTCAATCAATACCAAATTACCTATAAGATATAGGGGGCGTAGTTGTTCAGGAGAATATGGATGCGATTGTCTTATGGATGGAGATGCGGTTTATGTAGAAGGCTATAAAGACACATTCCGGGTTACTTTATATGAAACCGCGAAATTTCAATACATACCATATATTTAGGTTATTCATTCGCCATTTATTTATTCTAATATATAAATGACAAACCAATTTCTTGATAAAATATTAAAAAACCACAATGTATATTTACAAGACACGATTAAAGGAATAATTAAAGGTGGAGAAGGCGAAGGCGAAGGCGAAGGAGGAGAAGAAACACCTGAACCAGTAGAACAACCCAATAAGTCGCCTTCGGTATTAAAAAAAATCAAAAACGCACCAGCAAACGCAATTTATTCTGCAAAAACTGCTATTAAAAGTGCTGTTAATTATGCTTCTGGAACATCTACTGAAAAAGTAGCAATAGATGAACTCTCTAAAAAAATAATAGATTCTTTTCAAAAAGCTTTTGATAAAATCAAATTAAAAGAACAATTAAGAGAAATCGATTTACAAAAAATAGCCAAACTCGTGATACAAAAACCCGTCAATTTAAATTTTGGCGGTGGATTTTTGGTTTTTGGACCCGACCTTAAAATAACTTCCATGATTCATGTTTTTAATAAAGAAAATCAACCATTCTATTTTGAAAAACAATTTACTTCGAGTATTGAACCGACCTCAATAAATGACGGAGTGAAAAGTGAACTGAAATATACTGTAAAACAAAATGTAAAATCTATTAATGATATAATAAACAATAAACCGAAAACGAGTTAAATATAATTATAGAATAAAGTATAAAGAGAATACTAGAAATAATGATTACACCTAATGAAATTCAAACCGGAGAAACGTCATATAGTCAGCTAGATAGTTTATTAGAAACTGAAAAACAACAGAATAAGTCAGATACATGGAACAAACTAGATAAAACCGTAAAGATCCAAAAACTCCATATTTTTGCAGAAAAATACGGAAAAGACAATACATTGCCAGTTAAAGATATCAAGACTCTTAAGCATTTTTTCTCAGAGGCACTTAATAAAAACAAATTACAAAAAACGAAAGATGTTGTTTATGACAAAGAAAAGGGGATTATTCAATCCATCCCTGCGCTTTTTTTCAACGTTGGGAATAGAGCTTTTACATTGAAAAATCTAGACGTTAAACGAGTCTCAACATTGAAATCTCTTACACCAAAAAGAATTATCCAGGAAGAAGAAAATTGAACGAAAACAATGATTTAAATATAATCTAATAATTATAGAAAATGAGCGTATCACACATCGATGAAACCATTGAATTACCTTTTAGTCCCGATGAATTTGAAGACCTAGCAGAGACTGTTTATGACCTGATAGAAGAATATATGACTGATAATATTCTCAGTATGTCAAAACCCAATTTTAAGGATACACTGGTAGAAGAAGTGACTCATGTCATTTTTCAGCAGCTAGACGATGCTGAAATATACGATGATTACGATTCTTTGCGACAGTTTGTAGAAGACCAAGTAGATGCGTGGTTTACATCGGTTGTATACCAATGTCCTGAAAGACATTTGGTTCACGATACTGGAAATATATTAGTGGATTATTTTGGACAAGAACAAGAATTTGCGGTTGAACTTATTTCGAAAAAAATAGGTGTCATAAACGAAAAAGATAAGGCTAATCCGCAACAAAGAACACCTGATTGGTATAAACATAGGTATAATATGTTAACAGCAAGTAATGTTTATCAAGCACTGGGTTCCGAAGCACAGAAAAACCGGCTAATCTTTGAAAAATGTAAGCCACTCGATACGTCGATTGTTGAATCCAAATGGATTTCTACTGAGGGGTCCCTTCATTGGGGGGTCAAATACGAACCTCTTACGGTTTTAATGTATGAGAAGATGACGGGGGCAAAAATCGGGAATTTCGGCTGTATCCAACACAGCGACTATCCATTTTTGGGAGCATCCCCGGATGGTATTGTTATTAATCCGGAATCGCCTCTCTATGGCCGTCTAGTAGAAATCAAAAACATATATAACCGTGATATGGATGGTGTGCCGAGCGAGGCATATTGGGTTCAAATGCAGCTCCAGATGCATTGTTGCGATTTAGAAGCATGCGATTTTGTCGAAACTCGTTTTGAAGAGTATGAAAGCGAAGAGGCGTTTAATACAGATACAAACGACAGAGAGAGGGTTCGCGGTATTATTCTACAATTTATTCCGCGCGATTCGTTATCGAACATTCCAAAATACGAATATTTCATTGCGGATGGTCGGTCAATGGAAGAATGGGTAGAAGAAAAAAAGGCCGAACATCCGGAATATGTTATCTTCAAGACACATTACTGGTATCTAGATGAGATTTGTATGACAACTATTTTAAGAAATGAATTATGGTTTCAAGCTGCTATCATCGAATTCAAATCTATATGGGATACTATTCAAATCGAACGTATAAGTGGATACGAACATCGAGCGGCAAAAAAACGCAGCCCATCAATTGACATAAATGTTATAAAAGAAGGCGCTGAATCCACAAATATATCAACACAGGTTCATGAAGCAACATGTTTTATAAAGCTTACGGAAGAAGCTATCAATGAAGATTGAAGATTGTCATAAAGAATATATATTATTTATGATAATAAAGGGAACGCTTTAACAACCCGCCATTAAATATCCCGTAAAATTTCCTGTAAGAACAAGGAAATGGATAAAAGCAAAGAATACGGCAATTTTTTTCCATGAGCTTTTATGGGACAAAATATCATACACACAATCGCCGGTATAAAGCCGCCAAGGAATATATATAGCAAAAAGCCAGAAATAATTCCATCCATATGTGAGCTTCAGACTAGCATAATCAAATGGGACGCATTCCGTTTGATTTAATATTCGCTGTGTCAATAAAATCAACGGCACACCATGAACCATTCCGGACCAAGTTTCTTCAAAAACAGGGTCTATTTCCGGTATTATTAATTTATCTGCATCATTCATTTTTAAGGCTATTCTACCACCCCAATAACCAAATGTAATCACGTAATGGACGTTGAATGCTAATGGCAGATATTGAGGATAAAAATAATACAAAAATGACACTATATGACCGGAATCAGTGAACCGAATGAACTGTTTGACCCAATTGTGTTTTGGCAAATAAGAATAATATCCACAAAACCAATAAAAATAATTAGCTGGATATGCTTTGAGAGCAATAATAGTCGATAAAAAATGGTCGTTGGTTATCATATAGATACCCGCATGAAGAATTGGAATATAATAACCGTTCTTGACAGCATATTTGATAGAGTTCATTGAGTTATTTATGATATTCATTTTATATCTTTGTTTTTGTTTATTTTTTGGTTTATTTTTTGTGGTTATTCTTTTGGAATATGAAATGGGTGTTTCTTGGATAGCGGTATTTTCAGTAAATATAATCCAATAATAATAAATAAAATACCGAAATATTGTAAATAATTATCAAATCTTTCTCCTAGAATAAAATAAGCATACAAACTTTCTATTAGACTACTAGTGCCATCCCAAGCATTATTTACTAATAATATAGTAGAATCCTGTAGAGAGAGAACAAGAAGAATCATAATACCGATATATCCTACAATACCAATTCCTAAATACATAATACCTTTATCGTTTGCGTATTGTTTCAATGCTACATCGCCGATTATTTCAGTAAAAGACAATCCCAAAACATATGGCAAACTCATTCTATATATCTTACATCGATTTATTTACACCTTTGCACATTCTAAATGCCGACCTAAAAGTCGGCATCTATAGCGAAGTGATGAATATGCTTAGGTAACTGATATTTTGCAACTGATAAATCACCTTTTATATCCGAGAAATCGCCGAAGGCGATTTAAAAGTGCAAATGTATAAAAAAATAAAAAAAGTATAAAAAATCTTCATTTGTTTAATACAAAATAAACAAATGAAAAAGGCCATTCCAGAATCAGTACAACGTTGTCTTGATTCATTTTATTATTCTAGAAAAATTCCACATATTATTTTTCATGGACCATCCGGTTCTGGTAAGAGAACTATTGTCGAAGGATTTTTGTCGCAAATTTACGGGGCTGATAAATCCAAAATGAAATCGAATATTATGTGGGTCAATTGCGCACATGGTCGCGGTCGTGGTATAAAATTCATTCGCGAAGATTTGATTTTTTTTGCAAAATCGAATATACAGTTCAATTGTGGAGTTGTCTTTAAGACCATCGTTTTATTGAACGCGGACTCTCTTACGACGGATGCTCAGTCTGCTCTCCGTAGATGTATAGAGTTATTCAGTTTTAATACCCGATTTTTTATTATTGTTGAGAACAAAGACAAATTACTGAATCCTATTTTATCAAGATTTTGCGAAGTATATGTTCCTGAAGTGAGAACCGGAGGAAAAACGCTTAATCTCCATCGATATACTATTGATAATGCTTTTCATTTAGAAGAACATAAATCGGTTCAATCGAATCGATTGACAGAACTGATGTCGAATATTTCGGCGATGGGTCATAAAGAAATGATTGATTTAGTCGCTTGTTTATATGAAAACGGATTTTCTTGTTTGGATTTAGTGGAATGGTTTAAAAATCGGTCGGCGATGGACCCCAAATTAGTTTCTTCTATTGTTTTGTGTTTTCATAAAATAAGGGGCGAATATCGTTGTGAGAAATTGTTGATGATGTATCTTCTTGACTATGCTTTTTTGCGTAAGAATAAAGATTTGAAAAATATCGGGTTTATGTAAAATGGACGATTTTGTTATTTCTAATCTTCATGAAGCACGTAATGAATGGTGTAGCAGATTGGTATCCATCTTTTCTCCATTAGTTGTCGAAGGAATTAAATCGATTTTCAATGAATCGTGGAAATTGTGCTTGGAGACTGACGAAGCTAGTAAATATTTGATGACTTTCCAGAATTTGTTGGCCAGAATCCCAAAATGGAATACGGTTATTATTGAAGAAGAACGCAAACGAATAATCGAACGCAGTGGATGTAATTATTTAGAGGAGTTAATTACTTGTGTCCATATTATTCAATTGAAGGTTCTCACATGTATCCGTGTAGGAAACAAACAGAAGAAGATTGATATAGCCATTCCAAAATTAGACGCTTTTATTCATAAAGTTTATATTCACGTTGCCCGTAAGGTCTATTCTAATGTTTATCTTTTTGAAAAGAGCATTTCGTCCCTAATGATCCAGAAGAATATGCGCGAATTGGAATTGATTGTTCAAGAATGTATTTTGACAGCCATTCGCGAGAGTATTCCTACTGAAGAAATCATAAAGGCGTATATGGATGAGACCGTTGAACACGAGGAGGAAGTCATTATCGAGAACATCGATGAACCTGTATTACCCGAGGAATCTTCTGTAGAAGCCCCTTCTACTGGGATTCCTTCGTCCGAAGAGTCTGAATCGGAACGAAGGACGACCGTTCCTTCGATTCAAGACATCGATGACAGACCTGTTTTGACTAGATTGAAATTTAATGATTATGATTCTATAATGGATGAGAACAATCAGGTTGATACGATTAGTGCGCCGAAAACAATTGAGCGACTAGAAGAGATTAGCACTGAACGAGCTATTCAGCGAAAATTGGAAGAGGAAGACGATTTAGATGAAAAAATAACGATTCATACAGATTCGATATCATTGGATGGATTGGTCGATTTAGATAGACGGGATGATGATTATGTTTCGTTGGATGATATTGAAGAATTGAATTGAACGCAGAACAATGGACTCATCCCTGCGTAAAATCCAATGTAAAAATTGCGCCGTCTTTTGTATAAATGGAGAACCTGTTTTTATTTGCTATTTTTACAACCGCCATTTTTATTCTTTTAAAAACCCTAGAAATGAAATATTTAGAAGAAGAAATGAAACCATTGAAATATATGGTTCGTGATTCTATTATTGTTTTCGCTAGTTCAATTGCTGCTGCTGTTCTACGATTTTATATCAAAGGTTCTCTCGTTGATTTTTTGAATGTTGTCACAGAAAATAAAATTCCTAATTTAGAAGCTACAGAAATATTTACAGGAGAACCTGGGTTTTAATTGGGTTTGAATGAAGTTGTCATAATATATTTTTATGACAAATTCGAGTATTTTCTTCATATATTTATTTATACGTAAGACGGAATTTCATCTAAATCGATTATTTGTTGACCCTCAGGAATATTATCCTTCTTGACAATGAATTCCGTAAACAACGACTGTTTTAATTGGTCTTCCGGGGTCTTATTATGAACGGTTCTCGCTATCATCTTGTATAATTTGAAATTCGGGTATCTCTCCTCCCCGTTTGACATGTAGAGAACATTCTTTCCATTGTCATCCGTCACCCAGTCTATAATGAGTTTTTGAAGTTCATCGGGTTCAAAGTCTTCGTCGGTTTCATCCTCTATGTCAAGAAGGAAATCATAGATAGAACATCCTAGACGACAAATATCGAAACTATAATTGGGGTCGAGTCTGGGTTTCTTTTTATTGAAATACGGCTCACAATTATACTGGGTCGACGCATCGCCTCCTGGTGAAAAACTGTCGCTACAGAAAGTATGCCCTTGGAATTTGTAAATAGCGCGACCGAAATCGATGAGTTTGAAAAGTCTGCCATATGTAGGGACTTTATAGTAGGTTTGGTCAACTTTGTAATATAGGTTCTCCTCTTCTGTATCCACATACATAATATTGTTCGTGTGAAGATCATTATGTGTGAAATTGAATGCCTTCTGATAAGCATAAAGAGTCATTATCACTTGGATTAGAGCACTAACCGCCGTGTCTATATCTAGGACTTTTTTAACGAAAAGCCGGTCGAGAGTCCCCTTACATTTTTCTAGGCAAATCATTTGCACGGGGAAGTCATAAATAAACGCATTCATAGGGATTTCTGTTTCCTCGCTAGAACTAGCTTGTTCTGATTCGGACCCTTTATCTTCGTCTGATTCCACATCCGACCATTCAGAGTCTTCATCTTCGTGTTCGTTTTCAATATCTTCATCTTCATCGTCATGTTCATCTTCCTCGTCACTATAATTTAATTCGCTATTATTGGACGTGTTCTCCGACGAATAGGTTTCCGAAGATTTTTCATAAACACAATCTTCTGTTATTATTTCTTCAAGACCTTCTACAACTGGTTCTGAATTCTCGTCATCGCCCTCGCACTCACCCGCATTATCGAGTTCTTGAACGTCATCTAACAAAATATTTGAGTCAGAAGATTCATTATGAATTAGTAATTTATTCTTGTTGTTTCGAGAACCAAAATTTGCAAATGGGTTCTCCGACTCTTCGACTTCGTATAATTTCCCCCGGTTCTCAATGAAATATTCGGATTGTGTCAAGTAGTCAATATCATCCGCTAGATTCATACGGAATTTCTTCTGGACACCCATGAAAGAACCATAATAATCTATTCCATTTAATATACCATGTTCATTTAAAAGCTGGCTAGACAAATAACAGAAAAAATTGTCGATATAACTCGCGTTATTTAAACTCGCCAATTTTTCATGGGGTTTGTTTATTAAATCGGGGAGAACCCTGAAATTCTCATTCGCCTTATATCGTCCTATTAAATACCTAACAGGGTCTAATAGAGGCGCGAATTTAATAAATAATTCGCAATCAACACTTTTTGACAACCTGCTATCCCATATTTTATCTAATCCTGTCATATGAAATCGGTGATTTAGTCCTACAGAATTATAATTCGATTCCGTTAATTCGAAAAACTGTTTATATATGGGATGATAGGTTTGAAATTGGTCTATTATAAAGGGATTCGTTGTTTCTTCGCCGTTTTTTTCGGAAAATTCTTTTTCTAAATCTTTTAAAGCAACCTTTTTTGGCTTATAATAATTCAACTTGAATTTAGTCATTTATGTATAAAAGGTATTAATTTTATTCTTTTTGAACGATTGTGCGTATAAAAAAATCGATTATTATAAGACCGATTATATATACAAATGACGCTGGAATTGAAGAAATTCGATATGCGTTCTATTACATTTAAACCCGATGAGAACAAAGGCCCCGTTATTGTAATGATTGGTCGGCGTGATACGGGTAAATCGTATTTGGTTCGCGATTTATTGTATCACCATCAAGATATCCCTATTGGAACCGTTATTTCAGGAACAGAAGCCGGTAATGGATTTTATGCGCAGCACGTTCCTAAATTATTCATTCATGAAGAATATAATTCGGTTCTCATCGAGAACATTTTACGCCGGCAAAAAGTCGTTCTCAAACAAGTCAATAAAGAAATGGAACAATATCGTAGGTCGACGATTGACCCCCGGGCTTTTGTTATATTAGATGATTGTCTTTATGACCAAGGATGGACTAAGGATAAGTTGATGCGTTTGCTCTTTATGAATGGGAGACATTGGAAGGTTATGCTCATCATAACAATGCAATATCCGCTCGGAATACCCCCTAATTTGAGAACCAATATCGATTATGTGTTCATATTACGTGAGCCATATATGACAAATCGAAAAAGAATCTGGGAGAACTATGCTTCTATGTTCCCCACACTGGAATCATTCTGTTCGGTCATGGACCAGACCACGGAGAACTACGAATGTTTGGTCATAAACAATAATGCCAAGTCGAATAAACTACATGACCAAATTTTCTGGTATAAAGCGGAAACCAGACCGGATTTCAAGTTGGGTTCGAAAGAATTCTGGGAAATATCGAAGGGGATGGGCGACGACGATGATGAAGACCAATATGACCCCAACAAGGGGCGGAAAAAATCGGCGGGTCAACAGATAACTGTCAAGAAGAATAAATGGTAGACAGTTCATCGGACAATTCTGTCATAGTATGAACCCCCTTTAGAATTGAGTTTATAATTAAATATATTTATTACAAACAATATAGAAAAAAGGGCGTTATATTATGTATAACGCCCATATGGATATAATAAAAGCGTTTAACTCAAATACCTTACACACCGAAATTATAATAAGAGGTAATGCCGAAAACCCATTATTTCGTGCAAACGATATAGCCACAGTATTAGATATAAGCACTATCAGAACAACCATATTACATTTTGACGATTCCGAAAAGGTGGTTGAAACAATAAAAACAAATGGAGGTTCTCAGCAAGTTACATTTTTGACTGAGAAAGGATTATATAAGGTATTATTCAAATCGAGAAAACCAATCGCACAAATATTTCAAAATTGGGTATGTGATGTCATAAAAGAAATTCGTTTATCTGGTTCATTTTCTTTACAAAAACAAATAGAAGAACAGCAAAAGGTAATTGAACACCAACAGCAAATAAATGCAGAACAAGAAAAAGCTAATGAAGAATTACAAAAACAAATAGAAGATTCAACAGATAACGTTCCAACAATTTATATATGGAATACCGATACCCAGCTTTCTCCATCAGAATTAAAAATCGGTATTACATTGAATGTAAACAAGCGAATTAAACCATACAAACAAGTGAATAAGCGTGGAAAAATCGAATTTTCAGAAAAAATTATAAATATAGATATTAAACTATTTGAAAAAATTATACATAATATTCTTTCATCGTTTAAGATACAGGATGAAGTATTTAAATTGGATGTAGAAGAAGCAAAATTAACTATTGTCAATTTTATTAATTTTATCAATGTAATTCATATTTCAAATTCAGGAGAACGTATCCATAAATTACAACAGCTATATGATTCTCAAAACAAAATCATTCATAATATAAAAGATTCAGCTGTAGCGACTCGCACGATTGAAACGCAAACAGATCCTGAAGATTTGGCGATTGAACTACAAACAAACCCCGAAGATATTCCAAAAAAAGATATATCTACTGAATCATTCGATAAATACATTGAGGAAGTGTGTATTGTTCGACCAGATGTAGAAGTATCATCAAATGATATATTAGGTCAATATAGGATTTGGACCAAATCCGCTACAAAGAAAACATATCACGATTTGAAAGATTATTTGGATCGAAAGTTTAAAAATTGTAGATTATCGGTCCAAAATAAAAATCAGGTTGTCAATGGATATAAGGGGGTTACACTACGAGAGATGGAATATAAAAGACAATTATTACCGAGTGATGTAGAAAATTTTATATTTCACGCATGTCAATTTCACCCGAGTAGAAAAGTATTACATTCGAACCTATATAATGAATATATGAAATGGAAAAATACGACTGGAAAAATAGTAACAAACGACGAAACAAATGAATTACGCAAGTATTTGAAAGATTCAAATTATACATTGTATACGACAATCTGGACTCCAGATGGAAATGGCCAAGGATATTACGGCTTATCATTAAAAAGTGAATTAAATACGGACCATCGTAAAACATCATCTACAGGAAAAAAAGTGGAAAAAAGACAAGTAAATACTAATATATTATTAGGAACTTGGGAAACAATCGCAAAGGCATCTAGTTATGAAAAATTATCATCGGCAAAATTGAGTAGAATGATTAAAAACAAAACAACGATTAATGATTATTATTATAAAACTATTTGAATAATATTTCTTCTTGACAATGTTTCGTAAAAACAATATAATAATAACGAAAATATTATTATAATGTGCGGAATTGTAGGTTATCTAGGAACGACACCAGAAGGCATCGATGCTGTTGTCGAAGGTCTTACCATTTTACAAAATCGAGGATATGATTCCGTAGGAGTTTCTACGATAGTGAATAATAAACTCCAAACAAATAAACACGCTTCTACTATATCAACCAACGCTATTAAGTTATTGCGAACTACAGTTAAACCTACCAGAAGCACAATCGCTATTGGTCATACAAGATGGGCTACGCATGGGTCAAAAACCGATGTTAATGCTCACCCTCATCATGATTCTAGAAATAGAATCGCCCTTGTTCATAATGGAATTATCGAGAACTTCCAAGAATTAAAACAAGAATTGGTCGAAGCCGGATACGCCTTTCGGTCTTCCACAGATACTGAAGTCATTTCAATCCTCATAGGTTCTCTTCTTGACAAAGGAGAAACTATTTTGGACTCTATTAAAAAAACAGTTGATAGATTAAAAGGCACATGGGCTCTCGTGATTATTCATAAAACTTACCCGAATATGTTATGGGCGGTTCGTAATGGTTCTCCACTTTTAATGGGGGTAAATACCCAATGTGTTATGGTTGCTTCAGAGGCTTCGGCATTCCATCAATATGTGAACAATTATATTGTCTTGAAGGACCATGATGTTCTAGCCATTTCTTTGAACGCCGGTGAATTTACTTACAATAAATCTCTTTCATCATACCCGAAACAAACAAAATCATCAGAAGTCGTAGAGACCACTCCTGGAGTGTGGCCTCATTGGATGATAAAAGAAATCAGAGAACAACCCGAGGCGGTTTTAAGGGCCATCAATAATGGCGCCCGAATTTCTTCGGCGACGACTGTCAAATTAGGCGGCCTAGATTCATGTAGGGAGTTATTAGTGAATTGCGACCATTTGATAATATTGGGATGCGGGACGTCTTTTCATGCCGGATTATGGTCACTGGACCTTTTTAAATCTTTATATGCGTTTGACACAGTTAGCTTGTATGACGGCGCCGATTTTTCAGCAAAAGATGTCCCATTGAAAGGTAAAACCACGTGTGTTTTGTTATCGCAATCAGGCGAGACAAAAGATTTACAACGGTGTATACAGATTATTCAGGACAAAGGGTTGGTTAGTATAGGAATAGTCAATGTAGTGGATTCTTTTATTGCTCGCGAGACGAATTGTGGTGTCTATTTGAACGCTGGTAGAGAGGTAGCCGTTGCTTCGACGAAATCATTTACAAATCAATGCGTTGTTTTAGCACTTTTATCTATTTGGTTCTCGCAAAATCGGGGAACATGCGAAGAAAAACGCAGGAAAATAATCGCTGACCTTCATCAATTACCTGTTCAAATAGCAAATTCATTTACAGAAACCAATACACAAAAAATCCGGTTTTTAGCGAATAGTATTCTGACAACGAAATCGATGTTTTTGCTTGGTAAGGGGAAAGAAGAGGCCATTGCGAAAGAGGGCGCACTTAAACTCAAAGAAATCGCCAGAATCCACGCCGAAGGATATTCGACATCAGCTCTTAAACATGGACCTTTTGGACTATTAGAACCAGGTATGCCGGTTATTGTTATGGATATAGGCGAGGAGAATCGTGAGAAAACAGCGTCGTCGATACAGGAGATAAAAGCACGTGATGCCTGGATATATCTTCTTCGTGACAATTCCGAAGATTCTTTTTTTAATTTTGAATCGAATATGACGTTTGGCGGTTTATTGGCGAATATTTCTTTACAATGGCTGAGTTATGAATATGCTGTCTTGAATGGATTCTCTCCTGATTATCCTAGAAATTTAGCAAAAGTGGTGACGGTGGAATAATTTGTAGGGTTATTGTATATGAGCACGTTTGAAAAAGTTGGTAAAAAGGTTAGAAAAATGGGTGAAAAGGTTGGCGAAAAATTTGGAACCTCAAAGTCAATCAAAAAATACGCTAAACCATTTAGTGGAAAGAATTACGTTGAGATTGAGAAATGTTTAATTGAATTTGAACCAGCAGAATTGAAAGATATATATTCAGGACATCCCGAAAAAGTAAGTGGCACAACAACAGATAAACAAGAATGTTTAAAAAAGTTTGCTGATAAAAGAGTTGCAGAAGTCGAGAGAATAAAACGAAAGAAAATTTCACAAATTACCGAGGATGATTTACTTGAATTAAAACCGGCCATTGAATCTCGTAAATTTAAAGAACTCAAAATACAAATAGAAAAATCGAAAAAATATTTACAAAAAATCGAAGACGGACGAACAAAATACACAGGTGAGGAAATGTTTGATCCACTTAGAATAGAACGTTTTACAAAAGTTGACACATCGAAAGTACCCGCTTCTGATGAATCAGATGAAATGTATACCCCTAAAATAATTATAGAAGAACCAACAATTGACGAAATATTGAATTCAAAAGGAATAGCTTATCTTACTTGGAAAGATTCATTAGAATCAAATAAGAAAGGAGGAAAGTCACGTAAAATGAATCGCAAGACACGCCGTCAACGCAAAACCCGCAAGTATTAGACCCTTCAAAACTTCACTTGTAAAATTTATTTTATTATACTAAATAATAAAATAATATCATCAAATAATATGACAGAAATACCAAACAAAGAAATACACGAAATATTAAAATTGTATATGAATGAAGACCAATTAAAGAAATATATTGGTTTAGTTAAATTGTCTTCAGACGATAAAGTAAGATTAATTAAAAGACTAAAAAAAATAAACCCTATTATACCTAGAAATAATTATTCGTCAATTTTAAGAAGTAGTTCTCGCGATTCCATCGATTTATTTACTCCAGAAGCCATAGAAGAAATAAATGAAACAAGAACAAAATTCAAAACGGATATGCCTTGCTTTTTGGATTATATAAAAGGTATAATTCAAAATTTAGAACTCGTTTATAGCGACCTCTCTTGAGGACCATCTTCGTCTATTAAACCAAAAACCTCAACCTTAGGCTCAGCAACCGGGGTTTTATCTTTTTCCAAATTATATTCCAAAACCTTCTCGTTATATGCCTTCGTTTCCTCCTCAGTAGTCGGTTCGCGACTGTCGAAATCGACAGTTTCCGTAACTCCTACAAGATTTCCCTGTGCGTCAATCGACTGAGTCAGTTTGTTACCACTCTTCTCGGCCTTCTTGATGTTCTCTTCAATCGCCTTCTTCTTTGACTCTTTCACTCTCTTTTCGAACTCCTCCTTCGCTCTCGCCTCGTTCTTAATCTTCTCATTATGAAGCTGATTAAGCTCTTCCTCCATGAACTCTACACGCCCTGTCTTGTAGGCATCTGGGTCCCATGGCAACCACATACCTACAGGACCCACCAAAATATCATGATTAGGATCCAAATCGCGCAGCTTCTTGCATTTAAGCTCAGCCTCCTCCTGACTAGGAAAAACACCGCGAACCTTTAGACCACGAACAGATGTCTGGAACGAATGTAGTCTATTAAATTTCAATGAAAGATCATCATCGTTCTTGTCGATAAAGTTCTTGAAATCCGTTTCAGCACCCTCCTGCTTCAACTTCGGTCCCTCTTCCTCGACGAAATCAGTGTAATCCTTTATGACATTCTCGACATTAAGCCCATATTTGAATGAAAGAAAATGAATGAAATCGAAAAACTTATCCATCGATTTCTTGAAATCCCATTGTTTTAGGAATTCATCGAACATGAAAATCTCGCGTTGCTTCAAAATCTTTTCAGGAGAAACAAAAGAAAGACATGCAAATTTTTGTCCAGCAATAGGCGGGTCCTCGTCGCACAAATCTATATATTTAGGATTTATCTGTCCATTATCCAAAATTTTCTTTTCAAATCCACTAGAAGCCATATATATCTTTTAGACACATCTTATTTAAGTAATTTTAACGCTTCTAAATATTTTTTTGTTTGGTTATAATATAAAATGAGCGGATTCGATTTTTCTGAATTAATTAAACGTGCCATCAAGTATATTATTGAGGGTATCATCGTTGCTCTTGCTGCTTATGTTATTCCTAAAAAGTCTCTCAATGTTGAGGAGGTTGTCGTCATTGCTTTGACCGCCGCGGCCACTTTCAGTGTTCTCGATGTTTTTATTCCTAGCATGGGTTCAATGGCTCGAAACTCTGCTGGAGCAGGAATTGGTCTAGGAGTTATTGGCGGCTTACCTGTTGCACCACTATGAATTCGTTTGTATAAATTCTCTTTATAATTTTCATAAAATATATTATTTATGAAAATCAAGTATTATTTATCACCCATTTTGTTATTCTTTTTTTGAGAACTTTTATCTGACATATATATTTATAAAAATTTTCATCCCTTTTTTTTTATTATTTTTGATTCAATTCTCTGTAGCACCTGTGGTTGAGCCTTCGATACTTTATCTACAACTTGTGTTACAGCCTTAATACCAATTTCTATCTCAGGCTTCATCACTTTTTCGACAACAGGTTCCACATCTTTTTTCACAAAGTTATCAATAACACCCGAAATATCCTGGCCTGTTATCTTTTTGACAACACCATTCAAACCTGGTTCCAAAACATTTTCCAAAACGGCTTCTTCTAAGTCATCCGCAATCAAAACAATAGACGAAGCTGTTAATGGTTTTCCGAGAACATCCGTAATTTTATTGACAGTTGGTTCAGTAGAATCCTTAAAACAAAACGCAAATAAACAACTCATTATATATTGTCTAAAAGAAAATAAAGACATAAAATTAATTAAATGTAATGTCTTGTGCTATTTATATTGTGAATTTTAAGGACGATGAACGCAGACAAAGAATGACCCAACGTGTAAAATCTATTGGAATGGACGCGCATTTTGTCGATCCGGTTTCTATTCATGACCCTAGATTAAGAGACCAACCGATTACTGATTTCGAGAAAAGGAATTGGTCTATTTTTTTCCAACACGTCGATTCTATGCGCCATTTTTTCGAAAACACTACATACGATTATTGTATTGTCTGCGAAGACGACGTTCTTTTTTCTAGAAAATTAAAAGAACAAATACCTGAGATAATAGACCTTTATGACAAATCCGGGTTGGATATTTTGCTACTGAGTTATTTATGGCCTTATAATGTTGCTGAAGACCATTATTTTCCTGTCCTACAAAAAACCAATGATTGGAAAATTCAAGGATATCCGGATGACCTATGGGGAGCTCATATGTATTTTATCTCGAGAGCCCATGCTAAAACGCTTTCCGACAGATATACTCCGGAATTTGCTTTGTCAGAAACACAGATTGGAAACCCGTTTTGTACTGATTGGCAATTTACTAAATTCGGAAAACGCGCTTTATTGGTTCCTATGGTTGGTCTAGAAGAAGGCGAAGTCAAAACAGACCACCAAGGTCAAATCGATTTTCATCGGTCCGTTTTCAATTTTCATTATAAGGAAGATTTATTTGTGTAAAATAATATATAGAATTAATACCGTATCATACCATAGTATGATGCGATTCATCTGGCTTGCTCCTATTTTTATACACTTACATAAACGGTTTTTATATGACCCCTTTGTTTTTCCAAAAGGTATTAGTATTCATGACCCGGCTACATATGAGTCTTTGGAAGGAATAAATGAAACTGATTTGTTTTTATTGGCAGATGAAATCATTAATCACAGTCTTGAAAATAAAACAACTTGGGAAGAATTGATGAATTTTGGAGGCCTTATACCGTAGGAAAAAACTCCCAATCCAATTCCATACAAACTTTTTTCCATATCATGTCTTGGTCCAATTGTTTCTCTCTGTCCTTCATCATCGGTATATATGGCAAATATTGCGTTTGGTCAAGAAGAACACATAATTGATATAAGGTATAAGTATAGTTGAAAAAATTCCTGCGATTGGGTGGGCAATGTAGTGCCCAAGGTTGCTGTATCTCTATAAAAAGAACACACAAGGTTTCGTGTAATTCCTCGCTCATAATAGGCGGTTTTACCCCGAAAATAGAATTAATAAACTGGATATGTTCGAAATATTTATTGAAACCTAATTTACGCAAGATTTCGCGCATTTTATCATACGTGATTTCTTTGTAATCTTGTATACGCTCCTTTTTAATACGGTCTTTAATAGCCTGTATGACCTCTTCTGGAATCTGCGTTGTCTCTTTTGCCTGGAATTGCGACAATATTTCTTTGAAATGATTGAGGCGAATATAAGCAGTATATGATACCTCATTCGGCGGTTCTTTATTCGTAGGTTTGGCCGAATCCACTATATAAGAAATGAACTTACCACACGCAGGATTATTACAAATAAGAATCCCTTCTTCATCTTGTGGAATCATTTCGCCTGTTTTACAAAACTCGCATACATCTGAAGCAACTATATAATCATTTATGTTTACATAGTCGTTTGTGACATTCCTCCAATAGGCCTGATATATTTGTTTGGATTTATTATATTTTTGAGGGTCTGATTTGTCTGGGTCTGTCGATTTAATTTTGAAAAATGAATGGAGGGCATTTACATTCCCTTTAGTTGTTCCTGAAGATATCTCTTTTTTTTGTTCGAAATAATCGAAAATATATTTTGAATTTTCTAGATAATAATTTTTTTCTTCGGCTTCTAATGATTTTATCTTCTGTTGGTTTTTATGGATAGCGTCTTTTGTATCCATATATTCATCTATGTTTTTTTTGTTGCCTGTTTTATTTTTTAGCTTTATTTTTAATGTTTCTATTTCTTCGCGTAATTTAGGAACAATTTCTGCGCGATTTTTGGAGAATTGTGAAACCATTTCACTATGTTTTTCATCCAATGTTTTTACTGATTTCATTTATAATATTATCACTACTCGAATGTTTATATTAATTTTTACGTAAAAAATAATCAAATAAAACCAGTCAGTAGGGTATATGCTAACCGAAGAAATCCAAGTCAATAAAAAATCGTTTCAAAAGATGCTTTTTTTGACGAATGCTATTGAAAAAGGCTGGACCGTTAAAAAAATGAAGGATTCTTATGTTTTCAAGAAAAAACATGAGAACAAACGCGAAATATTGAACGATGAATATCTCGAAAAATTCATCGATTCCAATTTGGATATCAATCTTTTATTGGGTTAGATGACTTCAAACCCTCCACCCTCTTCAAATAAATGAATAATTATATCTTCATGACAGTCTGATTTTATTTGTTTCTGGATTTTGACAATTTCTCTTGGGTCAATATCGTTGAATTGTACTTTCGTATTCAAATATGCCGAGAAAAATACATGTTTATCTGTATTGATAATAACGAGAACATTGCTTAGCTTAGATATCATAAATAGAATATTGGTTACAAAATTGAGAAGTGTCTGATTCCCTAAACTATGAGAATAAATGACACGCCAACTATATATGGTGTTTATAATAAAAATACACATTATCAAATAACTTGCTATTTGATATTGTAAATCCACTTGATACAATTGTTTCTTTTTGTATTCTTGGAAAACTTCTATTCGTTTTCCTACAGATTCATTATCTGTTGAGATATTCGGATTCACTTCTAAGAGTTTGATTAGTTTTTCTTCGCGTCTTATTTCGGTTGCGTATAATAAGACAAATGCTGCGGTCGTTAGATAATTCAGAATAAATCCGTTCTTATATTGTATTTCGGTTTCACTCAGATTTTCGTTTAAAGAACAAACGTGGTCATTACACTTTTGTGGGATGAAAAGTAGAAGAAGCGATGAAACCATGACACGATAGAGTTCGAGTGAAACACTGATGACCATAATCGTTTTTTGTTGGAAATCTTGATTGGTTAATGTATTATAAACGATTTGATAAAATGTCTTTGGTATATAAGTTACGTGGTCCATTTATTTTATATGTATATTCTTTGTTAGACCCGAATAAATAATTTTATTATTTGTAGGAAAAAATACCAAAATCTGTATAAAATTGATTGACTTTTCTGGGTTTATAATATGGGATATATATATGCCAAAGTGTAAATGCGGTGTTACGGCCTCTTTTGGCTACAAAGATGAAAAAGCGACTTGTTGTGTTCGTCATAAAACAAACGATATGTTAAATGTAGTGGATGTTTTGTGTTTGGATTGCAATAAACGCGCAATGTATAATTTACCTGGAAAAACAGGAGGTGTTTATTGTATCCATCATAAAAAGGATGAAATGGTAAATGTAAAAGGCAAGAGATGCGAGTTTATTTATCACGGTGGAATACCTTGTTATACTATACCGATTTATAATAAAGATGGAGAACTGAAAGGCCGATTTTGTATACAGCATAAAGAATCAGATATGGTAAATGTTATCGGTAAACGATGTGAAATGAATGGTTGTAGATTTCATGCTCAATTTAATCTTGATGGAGAACAAAAAGGAAAATTCTGTTCTCAACATAAAACTGATGGAATGATTGACGTAAGACATCGACGATGTGAATATGATGGTTGTTCAAATGCTCCCTCTTATAAATTTGAAAAAGATACTAGTTGTAGGTTTTGTGCTACACATAAATTGGAAGGAATGATAGATGGAAAACATCAATTTTGTATTTTTGAAGGATGTAAAATAGCTGCTGGATATAACGTAGTGGGGTCAAGTACACCATTATATTGTGGTAATCATAAAAAAGATGGAATGGTCGACTTGAAACATCCATTGTGTATGGAGTCTGGATGCGATAAACGTCCGATATTTAATTATGCTGGGATCAAAAATGGGTTATATTGTGTTAGTCATAAAAAAGATGGAATGGTCGACTTGAAACATCCATTGTGTATGGAGTCTGGATGCGATAAACGTCCGATATTTAATTATGCTGGGATCAAAAATGGGTTATATTGTGTTAGTCATAAAAAAGATGGGATGATAAATATTTTGTCTCCTAGATGTAAATCCACTTTTTGTGATAGTTTCTCTATGAAAAAATATGATTATTATTGTATTCCATGTTATATTCATTTATTTCCAGATAAACCAACGACTCGTAATTATAAAACAAAGGAAAAATCTGTGGTAGACTTTGTGTTATCCAAATTTGAAAATCTTTCTTGGATTGCCGATAAAAGAGTTCAAGATGGTTGTTCTAGAAGACGTCCTGACTTGCTCTTAGATTTAGGAACGCATATATTAATTGTTGAAATTGATGAAAATCAACATACTAATTATGATTGTTCTTGCGACAATAAACGGTTAATGGAAATTTCAAGAGACATTGGACACCGTCCTTTAATATTTATTCGGTTTAATCCTGATGAATATTTGGATAGTAATAATACAAAAATAAAAAGTTGTTGGAAACCAAATAAACAATCCGGTGTTTTATATGTTGATAAAAATAAAATAAAAGAATGGAATAGTAGATTATCATTATTACAAAACCAAGTTCAATATTGGATTCAAAATAAACCAGACAAAATGATTGAAATAGTCCAACTGTTTTATGATGGAATGATGCCTACATAATCGGTTGTTAAAAAAAATTAAATTAATTTTTTTATTTTTATGTAGGTATTTTTAAGTTAGGGACTTTTTCCCACAAAATTATTTTCTTTAGCAATAATATACCGAAAATATGGGAGGAGCCCTTATGCAGTTAGTCGCCTACGGCGCACAAGATGTTTTCCTTACTGGAACCCCTGAGATTACTTTCTGGAAGGTGTCTTACAGACGCCATACCAACTTCGCTATGGAGTCTATCGAGCAGACCTTCTCCGGACAGGCTGATTTCGGCAGACGTGTTACATGCACAATCTCCAGAAATGGTGATCTTGCCTACCGCACATACCTCCAGGTTACTCTTCCTGAGATTAACCAGTCGATGGCTTCCACAAGTGTCGCTGGTTCTGGAGTTTATGCCCGTTGGCTCGATTTCATCGGTGAGCAGCTCATCTCGCAGGTCGAGGTCGAGATTGGAGGTCAACGCATTGACCGCCAATATGGTGACTGGATGCACATCTGGAACCAGGTCACAATGACATCTGAGCAACAACGTGGATACTTCAAGCTCATCGGAAACACCACACAGCTCACATACTTGATTGACCCCACATTCGCTGCTATTGCTGGACCTTGCGCTGCCACCGGTGTCCCCACACAGGTGTGCGCTCCCCGCAATGCTCTCCCTGAGACCACTCTCTACATTCCTCTCCAGTTCTGGTTCAACCGCAACCCTGGTCTTGCTCTTCCCCTTATTGCTCTCCAATACCACGAGGTCAAGATTAACCTTGACATCCGCCCTATCGGTGAGTGCCTCTGGGCCGTCAACAACATCACCTCCAGTGCCGCTGGTAACCAGGCTGTCACGACTGCTTACCAACAGTCGCTCGTTGCTGCCTCGCTCTATGTTGACTACATCTTCCTTGACACTGATGAGCGCCGCAAGATGGCCCAGAACCCTCACGAGTATTTGATTGAGCAGGTTCAGTTCACTGGTGATGAATCTGTTGGTTCTTCGTCGAACAAGATCAAGCTCAACTTCAACCACCCTGTCAAGGAGCTCATCTGGGTTGTCCAGCCTGATTCCAACGTTGATTACTGCTCGTCGCTTGACCCTTCGCAGCTCCTCTACAAGGTGCTCGGAGCTCAGCCTTTCAACTACACAGACGGAATTGATGCTCTCCCCAACGCTATCCACGCCTTCGGTGGACCTGCCGAGACACAAGGTTCGCAAGCCTTCGTCACCTCGTCTGGTCTTTTCCAGATGCCTGGAGCTTTGGATGCTTCCATCGGTTCCGGAAATATCAACCAGGGTGCCTGGTATACCAGCCAAGGAACCACCTTGCCTGATGTTCCTTTCCAGTCCCAATACGGAGCTGCTTCCACATCCGGTCTCTCGGATGCCGGAACATTCGTTCTTGCCGAGACCGCTCTTGACCTCCACTGCTGGGGTGAGAATCCTACTGTCACTGCTAAGCTCCAGCTTAACGGCCAGGACCGCTTCTCTGAGCGCGAGGGTTCTTACTTCGATGTTGTCCAGCCTTTCCAGCACCACACTCGTGCCCCTGATACGGGTATCTGCGTGTATTCCTTTGCTTTGAGACCTGAGGAACACCAACCCAGCGGGTCGTGCAACTTCTCCAGAATCGATAACGCTGTTCTCCAGCTTGTCCTTTCTTCCCCTACTGTTTCTGGAACTGCCACTGCTAAGGTCCGTGTGTATGCCGTTAACTATAACGTTCTCCGCGTCATGAGTGGCATGGCGGGAGTGGCTTATTCCAACTAAACGGTTTTATTACCATTTACAGTGTCATATTTTTTATTCTTTATAAAAAATATGTGATGATAGTTTTTGCTTTACTTTAAAGTAAAGCAAACATTTTTAAAAGCAAAAGCAAACAATATAAAGACTGATATTTATATACACTATGCCAAAATTTGATATTGTATCACTTATTGAAAATAATCCTATAACAAAATTAACAACCAATTACAATAATAGATTTTTAGTAAAAATAAAAAATACATTTACTGATACACATCAACATCTATTTATTTCTTCTTTTTATTGCTGGTTAAATTATCATAAAACAAATGATTATATTATTGATTTAGATACAATTTGGAAATGGCTTGGATTTACACAAAAATCTAGTGCCAAACGTATTATCGAAAAAAATTTTATATTAAATACAGATTATATAATTAATTTATCACAAACAACTCTAAGAGGTGGTCATAATAAAGAAAAAATAATGTTAAATATAAAAACATTTAAATTATTCTGTTTGAAAGCAGAAACAAAAAAAGCAAATGAAATCCATGAATATTTTATAAAATTAGAAGAAATATTACAAGAAATAATTCAAGAAGAAAGTAATGAATTAAAATTACAATTAGAGCAATTAAAACAAACAAATGAAAAAGATAAAGAATATCAAATACAATTAGAAAAAGAAAAATTATTATTAAAAGAATTTGGAAAAAATTGCTCTATTGTGTATATTATAAAAGTAAAAACATATGAAAATGGACAATATGTTGTAAAAATCGGAGAAAGTCGAAGAGGTATTCAAGCCAGATATGCTGAACATAAAACAAATTATAAAGATATTCTTTTACTTGACTGTTTTATTGTGTCAAAAAGTGATGAGTTTGAAAGAATGATACATAATCATATCAATATCAAACCTAATAGAGTTGTTAATTTACCTGGGCATGAAAAAGAAGTAGAATTATTTTTAATTGGTAATGAATTAACATATGAGATGTTATTACAAATAATAAATGAAAATATTCATAAATATAATAATATTCCAATCGACAATTTAGTTGATAAATTATATAATGAAATTGATACATTAAAAGAACGTTTGGAAAATAAATATTCAATTGCTGAGCCAGAATCTGCTATAACAAATATTGTAATAGACGCAACCATTTTACAAAAAATTCTAGATAATCAAATAGAAATGACAAAACAATTACAAGCTCTAGAAAAATCGAATAAAGAAATACTAGAAAAATTAAATAAAAGTCAAACAAAAACTACAACTAATTTTAATAAACCATTAACTACAATAAGTCATAAACTCCAACAAATTAATCCTGAATCAATGACTATTATAAAAGTGTATGATACGGTTGCTCAATGTCTAATAGAAAATAATTACAAAATGAAACGGCCATCGATTGAAAAGGCTATTAATGAAAATCGAATATATAAAGGATTTATATGGGCTTATGTAGACCAATCAAAAGACCCGAATATTATTCATAATACTATAACTATTCGTAAATCTAAAATACAAAATAATGGATATATTGCAAAATTAAATATCGACCAAACTGAAATATTAAATGTTTATTTAGATAGAAAAACTGCAGCAAAAATGAATGGATATAAATCAATTTCAGCTTTAGATAATCCAGTAAAGAATAAAACAATCACAAATAATCATTATTATATCCTTTATGACAACTGCAAAGAATCTTTGATTCAATCTTTTGTAGAAAAAAGAGGAGAACCTATTTTATATAAAATGGGGGTTGGATATTTTAATTCTGAAAAAAAACTCGAACATGAATTTGTTTGTAAATATGATTGTATTAAACAATTAAAAATAAGTGATAAAACTCTTGCAAAAGTATTAGATTTAGATGTCATGTATAATAATCATTATTTTTGTTCATTGGGAGAAAAACTCGTCATATAGATTTATATTCCAATAATATATATCTTCAAATATTCAGAGAGGTTTATATTTTGGTTCATATAATTCATATAAAACCAATATAAAAACCATCCCAATAACATATCAAAGATGGCTCAATCTCATACCCACGTAACGACCCAGAAACAACTTCTTCTTGACAATTTGATGGATTTTTACAAAAAAGACAATACAGGAAAGAATCCCCTACAAAAAATGATGGAGGTCATTAATGGTGAATCCAAAATTTCCCTCAGAATCGTCGATTGGTTCGTGACAAATTACGCAAAAAAATATTTCACTGTTTATGAAGTCCCCAAAATAGTCCACAATGAAATATCACAAACGGAAACTGTAAGGTTCAAAGTATTTCACGAATATAAACTCAAATTGAAGGCATACGCAAAAAAAAATTTCGACCCATTTTGTCGTTGGGAACGTATCCAGATACCTTATGACGAGGAATCTTCGATGGAAACCACAATCGGTCAACTTAACTTTTTTAAATGGGCTATCGAGAACCGAATCATAGATTATATTCAAGCACATTATTCAGAAATAGAAGACGATATGAATAGTCGCAATAGCACATCAAAAAGAAAAACGGCGGTTTCGACCGCAGGAGGAGACGAGAACAAAACCCGAAAGAAACGCGAAGAACTTTCTATTTCGGCTTGTAAATGTATTAAGAAGGAAAATGTTAAGATTGTCGTTAAATTCAATTAAACGATATAAATAAAAATACATAATAAATATATAATAAATTATATGGTAAAATGTATTCATAAATATGTCATAAATACAAAAACAAATCCTCAGCCTCCTGGTGTTGGCGATTTTTTACGAGGAACGATTGCGTTATATGAATTATCTAAAAAATATGGATATGAATTATATTTTGATAATAACCATCCTTTTTTTTCTTATCTAGAGAATTCCCCATATATCGTATCAAATAATTCAGAAGCAATAGAATTAATTCCACCAATTGATTATGACAATATATATAATTCATTAGTTTCATTATTTGAATCTTCGAATGATTTTACAGTTCTTACAAACGCTTTTTATAAAGAAGATATTTCAATAGAATGTAAAAAATATCTCCAAAATATTTTAATCCCTTCTGTAGAAGTAAAAAATAAAATCGAAGACATTTTTACAAATTTTTTTAAAATATCCATAAATGAATCTTATAAAGTAATTCATTTACGTTTCGGAGACAGATTTATTCATAATAATGAATATGACAATGATATATATGAATTATATTACAACAAAATCCAAAATTTATTAAAACAAAATAATGAAACAAAATATATTCTAATATCAGATTCATCGCAAATAGCAAATAAATTAAAAGAAAATATAGATGAATTATATTATTGGAATAACAGCAAAATACATTTGGGAGATTTACGAAATAATGAAACAAACCTGCAAGGAACTGTTTATGATACAATGGTCGATTTTTTCATATTATCAAAGGCTACTGAAATTATATCTAACGGCTCTGGATTCAGCCGTTATTTATCCCGAATTTTTGATATTTGTTATACCGGTATATAATTTATGTAAAATGAAATGTAATAATGTATAATATATGGACTTTATACATTATAACCCAAAATATTATTTCGAAGAAACAGTAAAAACGTATATTGATCCTCCAAACCAATCAAATCTTTATGACACATATCGAGAACCTTTATATATATCCGAACCGTTGTTATTTAAAAATCCCACGCAATCAAAGCATATTACTATACCATTTTTTATACCCTTTTTAAATTCAACACCTTCTATTATAATCGATCTAAAAAATCGGCTGTTTTTAGAAATAGAATATTTGGAATTGTTTTATGAAAATATTTCTCTGTCGGTTTCTATAGAAAATACATTTACAATAACAGCGGAGAACCTGAAAAAACGGAAAATTCAACTTTTTACGCCGGTCATAAAGAGAATTCATCTTACTTTACCCAATAAATTAGAAATAAGAATCCCATCAGAATATCCCGATTTACCTCCCGATTTATATATAAATGACATTCCATATATAAATCTCATTAATTGTTGTAATCTAGAAAGAATAAAACGGACAATTAAAAAGTATTTTTTATCAAATTGTATTTCGTGTACAACAATTATTAAACCAGATATGTGGAAAAATAATATGATGTTATCGGATGTATTATTTGAAATAGATAAAAATGAGAAAATAAAAAAAATAGTGAAATATGATATTTTATTGGGAGAGTTAATGAGAACCCGAGGATTAGATTTTCCTATTTTTTTGAATATTTTTGTGTTTTTGAACGGCGATGTCTAGACTTTCTATTTGACTTTCCTTTGTTTCTTTTTATAGACTTTTTGTGGTAACCTCCAAAATTGAATGGGGTTTTTTTATGGCTTTCATGTGCTTTATCTTGTTCATCTTTTGATAAACTCATTATAGTGGAACATCCTCCATCAACGAATGCAAATTGTGTTCTAGGATATTCTTCTCGTAAAAAATCAAAAAGGTCTTGTGTCGTAAATGTTATATTATAAGGAGTTGTTTTTGTTAGCCCCCAACTTTTCTTATTAATATAATTAATAAATGCCAAATAATGTTTATCGCGAAGTAAATGAACTATTTTAACTTTCGTTCCATCTTGGAAAAATAATGTAACATTATCATCAAACATGCTTGTTGACTCAAATAATTTTGATTTAATTCTTTCTCCATATCCCATCTTTCCACTAGAGAATTTTCCATATTCTAGTTTGAGTTCATACTCTTTTATTGCAACATCACAGCTATTTGATACAAATGAACTAAGCCAACTACATTTTGGACTATATTGTAATTGAAATCCACTATCTTTTATTTTTTGAAATTCCAAAGCACACTCACTATCTTTACCTTGATAGGTAGTTTTATGATTTTCAATATATTTAGCTTTGATATCTTTCATTATATTTTCCATAATTGATTTTCTACTGCTGTCGCTTCTTGATGAAACAAGCCTATCATATATTATTTTTGCGGTTGCGAGTGTGTCATCAACTTCCGAGGTATAATGTATTATTGATTTACAACCAGGTGAAGCAAAATTACCTTTCATGTATTCTTCATTATAAGGTAATGAAAAAAATTTTAATTTATCTACTGAACCACAACTTAATCCAGAATGAAGCATTATAAAAACTACGCAAAAATCTGAAGATATTGAAACTCTTTTTGATGGTGCTTCTACTGGTTCTTCTACTGGTTCTTCTACTGGTTCTTCTAGTTTTCTTTTTCTACTCATATTATATATAATCATATATAATATCTGTTCGTAAGTTCGTTCTAAGAAAGCAATGGCCGTTGATTCTTATCCACCTTCATTGGCTCAGGTAAAATGAAAGGGATGCGGTCCATTATAGCCAAGCTCTCAAGTTCTTTAAATTGGGGTTGTATAGGCGCCATTGGCGTGACTAAATTCGTGGAACCCGTCCCTTTCAAGTAGGAATCAATGTCAGCGAAATTACGGGATAATGCCAAAGGTCCCATTTGGCCTCCTAGTAGGCCATCTCCAGCATAATGGTTGGTAAATGCTTGTCCGTTTCCCTGGTTCTTGTACATCAAATACAATCGTTGGTCTTCGCGACCCATTTCTTCGAATTTATAATTGCCCCTATCATTTTTATTCCTTGTAGATGCCATTTATATTCTATGAATATATTTTCTTCTTGACAACAACTAAGATAACCTTCTTGACAACTTCACAAAATCCTCCGCAATTGGACTTTCCTTTTCATACAATTCAATGAAATCTGAAAAATAATCGTAGGTTAAGAGAACACATAAACCGGTTTCTTCATCCTCGGATAGAAAACATCCAGCGGCTAGTTTATATAATGACATAAACATAGGATTGTTTTTGGTTTTGTCAAAAATAATGTTCATCCCACGAGATACCGCTTCAGTGTCATAAAGAAGTTCGTCGTATGATTCCGGTTCGGTATCTTTTAAATGACCCCATGTTCTTTCTAAATAAACGAGGTCCATTTTGAAGTATTTTCTCATGGCATCACGATATTCCTTATTGGTTGAATACATAGAATATTCCTAAAGAATAAATATCATATTTTATCGAATGATATTTATTTATCACTATCAATGAGTTTATAGAAGGAAAAGGGGGCGACGGTAGGAACGACGCTTCTTGTTGGACTTTCTAGCCTTAGACTTCTTGGCTTTCTTCGATTTCTTCGAAGACTTGCGTCTGCGTCTTCCTCCAGAAAGTGTTCTAACAGTAACAGTGGGGTCAGAAGCACGAGCCACGTCTCCACTTGTAATATCACCTACAGCACTAGACGCTCCAGTCGCAATTTTACTGTCTAATAAAGAATTGGTTAATAAAGAGCTCATTATATAGTATTCGAAGATATTTATCGGACTCCATTTTCTCTGGCCGAAGCACCACCGCGCGTCCAGCCATTCATAGCAACTTCCTCAACAGAAAAAGCGGGATTAGTAATATGCGAACGCAAATCGTCACGAATAGGATAACTTTGATAATCAATATAAGGTTTTTCAGAGATAGTAGCAACACTCTTTAAATCGCGAATATTCTGGCCCTGTTGAAGTTGGGATTCCAAAGTAGGATCACCACCGCCTCTTCCTAAATAGGGAACTGTGGCAAAAGGACGCTGAAAAAGCTGGACTTTTTCGGTTCCCCTTTCAGATTCAATTTTGTTAAAGATCTGGGATTCTACATCAATAACAGAGGAACCAGTTCCAAATCCATTGTTTGGGATAAACCCCGGAATTTCACTAGCGAATTTGACGGCACTGTTTGAACTGTACCCGCTAAAATAATTCGCAACACTGTAGTTTCCAAACCTTGTGTTTTGGACATTTTGCTGTGTTTGGTCAGGAACATCTGCTTTTAAACTAGCCATAGTATTGAATGTGTATCCGTGGAGAGACGTCATAATATAGTATATAATTATTTTTTTACGCCTTATTAATTAGTATATCTATCTAAATTTCTGGCACAAGCAAACAGATTGCCTTCTTTACACGAGACCATACTACCATAACAAAAATCGGCAAATCCTGCTTGGTCATTCGGAATAGTCGTTGCGGGATTCGAATAAAAAGGCTGTAAAGATTGTTCAAAAACAAATTGTTCTCCTAAATCTGTGAATAATTTCTTTGCTATATCTGGCTGCCCAGGGTTCTGGTCAATTACTAACTGTTGGGCCTGTTGTAAAATCGTCTGGTTCACATTTGTATTAAATGCCGGTGGGGCGGGTTTTTTCTCAGGATTGTAGTCGTAATCCGGGAGCAAAACATTCGAAAATGGGTTAGTATCGCTCGGTGTGTCAAATGTCTTTATAGGGTCGACAGAATAGTCGCTTAAAACAGCTAAAGCAGGATTTTCAAATCCCTCTTGTTTTGCTTTTATCTCCGTCTTTTTCTCGCGCTCTTGTTTTCGGTAATAATGGAGCGCAAAAATAGCGGCCAAAGTCATTAATCCAATGAATATAATACGAATACTTCGTTGAAATAAATAAAGCAAGATAACTAATAATATAACTGCTCTTGAAATAGCATTCAACTTTTGATTATAAGTCATGCCTTCTACAGGAAAAAATTCGGCACTATATAAGAGAACATTCGGGTTCTCCGACCAAAATGGAATTAATAATCCTCTTAATGGTTTATCTAGTATATTATTTGATATATCAGTTTCAATACTAAAATCACTAGATATTAACGACATTATATATATTGTTTATTATTTTTTTAGAGGGGTTTTTACACCTTTACCACAAAGTGAATCGCTGAATAATGTATAAATATATCTTTATTCGATATCCGTAGATAATGTGCGTTTTATACATTTTTTATCCATTTGAAATGTCTCTACATTATCCGATTGTGGAACAATTTTTATGACACATTTAGATTTTTCGCCATAAAGAGGTTCAGTGCACCCTTTCTCTGTATTCCTCTTCTTAGCGGTCTTACTTTTTTTCTTAAATTCTTTGTAAGATTTCGTACATCTAGAACGAAAATGTTCATAACGGTCACGAATATCATTATAAGTCAATCCTGATTTCTTTTTCAACATCTTGTTGATGACTTCGTGAAGTTCATAAATATATTTGGAGAACGTAGTTCTCGATTTCATTGCGTCAGCCGTGAGCGGATGTTTTTTGAAGTTTTTTTTCAAATTGCGCCGACATTTACCACAGGGCAAGACATTTTGAAGATTGAGAATAAAATTTCGGTAATAACGTTTATCATCACATGTTGGGTTTACTGGATAATTGAAACTCATTGTATGAAGATAATGCCACATACTAGGCCCCCATACAGTAGTAAGCATACCATCGCCGCTATTATAATCGTCTACTGAATATGGTGTTTGTTTCATTTAACATAATGAGAGATATATTTAGGAGGAGGTATATGTTTATTTTGTCTAAAAAAAGTGTCGTTATATTTTATATGGCAAATCTTATTTTATACGTAAACACATTATTAAAACCCTATTATAAATATGCACTTGCGTTTTTTCTACTAGTTGTTTTTGTGACAGTTGCGAGATTCGCTTATCAGTCTTATTTTGTGAAGACAAATTCAGTGAAAAATGCGGCTAATGTAGCAAACGCAAACAATATTAAACCTATAACAGCCGTTTATTTTTTCCATGTAGATTGGTGTCCTCATTGTGTGAAGGCAATCCCTGAATGGAATGCTTTTGCTGAGATTTATAACAATAAAGAGGTGAATGGGCATTTAGTTCAATGCTATGATATTGACTGCACGGATGATAATGGAGACGCTGTTGTCCAATTTGACCCTACAGATGGTTCAAATACGAATATTTCGCCGACCCCGATTAAGATTTCGCAATTGGTCAAGAAGTTCAAGATTGATTCATACCCTACAATAAAACTAACGAAGGATGGGTCGACAGTTGAGTTCGAAGCCAAGGTAACGAAGCAGAATTTGATTCAGTTTGTGACAAGTGTTTAATTCGCCGATTCTTTCATGGATTCTTTCATTTTATTTATAAAAAAATCAATCCCAGTTTTCACCAGATGTTCTCGTTCTTCTTTTCCATAAAGTGTCTTGAAGACATATTCTAAAGAAATTATATTTTCCATGATAAACTGATATGGAAATTCTCTAGAATTATCATTATTGAACAATCCATTATTATGTATAACATTATAAATAACCGAAAAAATAATATTAAGAATATTCGAAGACCCCGATATGGGGATTTGTCGGTAATTTTTAGGAAAATTTCCTAGAGAAATACCGAGAACTTCATCGATGTTCTCACAAACACATTTTGTAATAGGGTAATTTAAAAAAAAACCTCCATCGATATAACATTTTTCTTCTTTTAATAAAGGAGAAAAAAGAACCGGAATAGAGCAACTAGCATATATGGCATCAATTACAAGCCATTCGGGATGTGTCTTGAAGGATATATCTACTAGTTCAAACCCATTTAATTCGGTAGCATATATATGGATATCAATGCCATTATACTCATGTAGTTCTGACATGGTAATATCGGACGATAAATCGACGGATTTCAAAAGGGGTTCGAAAATGTTCTCGAAAAAACCGCGATGAATTATTCCTTTTTTATCGAATATCTCGAGAACCGAATGCCGATTGTTTTTCATGACAGTATCCCAAGGACGTTTAACGAAATAATTAATAATTAATTCGGGTTCGATTTTTAGAGCAAAAGCTAACCCGACAATAGAGCCTACAGATGTCATGTAGATTGATTGAACATCATCCATATTTAAAAACCCAGAATGAATGGCTTCTTGTAAAATGCCGGCCATAGAAAAACCCCAGACGGTTCCACCTGAAAGAACAAGATGTTTTATTTTTCTCTGATGATATACGACCGCCGATGATTCAGGAACCCCATCCTGAAGTCCAGTATCTGAAATTTCTAGTAGCGAATCATGTTCTTGACAAGTGTTTAAATCCATAGATAAAGGGTTCTCGGCGGGGGTCATAAAGAAAAATATGTGGATAAATCTATATATTTTTTAACTGGTGTATTATATAGAATGTCTTGTTTGTTATACGTGAATGACGAAGAAGCCCATCATAAAGTCGATATAGACGAATTATACGAGAAAAAACACCAAAGGGATTTAAAACAGCTGTCGATTTTCAACAAGATTTTAAACAGGATTCATAAGCGTATACAACTGACAGGTAGAAATAAAAGGCTAGACAAACATATTTGGTTTACGGTTCCTGAATATATTTTCGGAGAACCTAACTACGACCAGGGGGAGTGTTTGGGATATTTAGTAAGCAAATTGGAAGAGAATGGGTTTTATGTAAAATATATGCATCCAAATACGCTTTTTATTTCTTGGGAAAACTGGATTCCAGCGTATACTAGAAATGAAATCAAGAAGAAGTTGGGCGTAGTTCTAGATGAAAAGGGAAATGTAATTGATAAATTAGACGAAAACGTAGAAATAGAAAGCCACGACCCCGCAGTAAGGCTTATTCAAGCCAATGAGAGGAATAAAAAACAATTCACGCCGATTAAAGAATATAAACCTACAGGAAATATGGTTTATAATCCAGAATTTTTCGAGAAAATAGAGAAGAAAGTTTCGTTTTCTGGTGTATAGAATATCCCGAAGAAAATTGAAGCATTTATACTTTTATGACATTCCTACAAAATGGATACACGCGTTCTTTCTAAAAAAGTTAAAGATAATGACAATAAAATGAATCAACCCACAGCATCTGCCATAGCGACCCTAAGTGCTAAACAGAAAACTAAAAAGAAGAAGATTCCATTGAATTCTGTAGATAAAAATAAACTATGGGCCATTTTCGATGAAGACACAAAATCCATATCCGAAAATGTTGTGGTTGATACACAAAACACCGATAGTTGTAGGCTATGTAATTCCGTCCTAATAACCATGGACGACGGATTCCCTACATGTACCAACGACCAATGTGGGTGGATGTTTCGCGATGTTTTAGATTATTCGCCTGAATGGCGATTCTTCGGAGCAGATGACAAAAACGCGAATGACCCTACGAGATGCGGAAATCCAGTGAATCCCCTCTTATTGGAATCGTCATTCGGTTGTAAGGTTCTTTGTAATAACCGGTCTTCATATGAAATGAAGAAGATTTCGAAGTGGACGTCTTGGCAATCGATGCCGCATAAAGAAAAGTCGCTGTATGACGAGTTCCAGTTTATTACAGTGATGGCCCAGAATGCGGGTATTCCAAAGATTTTCATCGACGATGCTATGGCAATTCATAAAGATATTTCTGAACAACAGATGTTTAGAGGATTAAATAGAGACGGCATCAAGTCGGCATCGATATATATCTCCTGTAGAATGAATGGATGTCCTAGAACAGCACACGAGATTGCTGAGATTTTTAGATTGGATAAAGCGAGCGCAACTAAGGGATGTTCGATGGCAGTCAATATTTTAGCAAATATTGATAGAGGAACTGAGAACAAGAGTGAATTATGCGCAACAAAACCGAGTTTATTTATAGAAAGGTATTGTAGTTTGCTTGGGGTTAATCACGAGTTATCATTGCTTTCAAAGTTCATAGCAAATAAGATTGAACAGAAAGCAATAATAACGGATAATACTCCACACGCGATTGCTGCTGGGATTATTTATTTCGTTTCTCAAGTATGTGGATTGAACATATCTAAGAAGGATATAAATATCAAATGCGGAGTGAGTGAAGTTACCATCAATAAGTGTTTTAGAAAGATGGATAGTATTCGAGGTGAATTGATACCCCAATGTATTTTAGAGAAATATAAATGAATTATTATTTTTGGATTTAATTTACATTTTAATTTTTAGATTTTTTTATGGAAAAAGAGTATAGATGTCAGATACAACAGAGAACATTACGTATGAGATAGAGTCAATTCAAGAAGAGGTTCCCGTGGAGGTCCCTGTGGAGGTCCCTGTGGAGGTCCCCGTAGAGGTTCCTGCGGAGGTCCCAGTGGAGGTCCCCGTAGAGGTCCCTGCGGAGGTCCCCGTAGAGGTCCCCGTAGAGGTCCCCGTGGAGGTTCCCGCGGAGGTCCCTGCGGAGGTTCCCGTGGAGGTTCCCGTGGAGGTTCCTGTAGAGGTTCCTGCGGAGGTCCCCGTGGAGGTTCCTGCGGAGGTCCCCGTAGAGGTCCCTGCGGAGGTTCCCGTGGAGGTTCCCGTGGAGGTTCCCGTGGAGGTCCCTGCAGAGGTTCCTGTGGAGGTTCCCGTGGAGGTCCCTGCAGAGGTTCCTGTGGAGAGTCAAGAAGATGTAATACCTACTGTACAAGAAGAGGTCCATGTAGAGGTTCCTGTGGAGGTTCCTGTGGAGGTTCCTGTGGAGGTTCCTGTGGAGGTTCCTGTGGAGGTTCCTGTGGAGGTTCCTGTGGAGGTCCCTGTGGAGGTTCCTGTTGAGGTTCCTGTGGAGGTTCCTGTGGAGGTTCCTGTGGAGGTTCCTGTGGAGGTTCCTGTGGAGGTTCCTGTGGAGGTTCCTGTGGAGGTTCCTGTGGAGGTTCCTGTGGAGGTTCCTGTGGA